GCCAATCCAGTCTCCGCAGTAGTAATCGTTGCAGTACCACGCATTTCACGGAGTAAACCGCGCTCAGTGTTATTCAACTCTCTCTTTGCAATAGCCTTTATGAATGCAGAGTGATACTCTGGAGACTTAACAATCTCTCTTTGATCCGTTGGCAATGCAGCAAGTGTATCTTCAATAACACTAACTCCTCTTGACTCAGAGTTGATTTCATTCCATCTTTCTAAACGTGAAATTTGGTCTGTATAACTTTTAAAAGAGCTATCTGCTTTATCCCATTGTGCGGATTCGTCGGCGGACATCAATCTACCTTCGGCTGCGGCTCTTTTTTGTAGGTCTTCCATTATTGCGTAATCGGAAGCCCGCTTTTCTCTTAATTCCTTTGCAGTCATTATTTTGTTTTTAAATTTAATAAGTGCAGGGCGTTCCTGCGTAACTCGTTCTGTATGTTAATTTCAGATTTAACACATATATCAATAACACTTTGTAATTCTTCATCTAACTTTCCTGCTATCTGCTCATAGCTGCGCTTGGCAACCATGGTATCTGGATTAGCAGGATAAGTTACTGGAGAAACATCATATACTTTCTTAATGCCTCGAATAACTCTTTTAGGTTTCATGCCTTCCCTTTCTTGCCAGTCTTCTGCCTCAACACTAAAAGCAAATGATGACTGGTAAACATCGCCACGTTTAACCATTTCTAAAAGGTCATTACCTAAAGTAGTGTTTGGTGCCTCAAACTCATATTCCATAGCATTACCAGTAACCTTTAATTTTAAGGTACCGGATTTAGTTCTGGCTAAAACCATATTAGCATCATGATTAAACAATGCCACTACATCGCTCATGTCGGAGTTAGTAAATACATCTTGACTCATCTCTTCATCATACCAGCCCATGTCATAGGCAGAATTAAACACGGTAGCAGTGCCTACTATTGTACGAGATTCTGGCATTGCTCGAAACTCGTAATTTATACTTCTCTTTTCCATTGTTTCTTCTTTTGACCTTTCGTCCATTATTTTATTAGCCGTTCTTTCTGCCCATGGTAGCATAGTTGAACCACCCCAAGCATCATACATTATTGAACCGCATATTTCATTCTCATTCTCATCAAAATATTTGCCTTGGTCATATACCTTGGCTCTACTTAAAAAACTATATGTCCTTATCACTTCATCGTCACTTAATGCCTCTCTTCCACTTAACTGCCTTGCCCTTGTCCAGCCTACACTTGTACCGCACTGGCTATTATTATCTTCTTTATGCTGCAATGCTTTCTTTGCGGCATTTGTTGCTGACTGTGGGTAATTACTGTACGGCATCGGTTGTAGGTTCTATTTTTATATTAGAAGCTAAAGGCAATTCATAACTATCTCCACCAGTGTAAGGATTCATATTTTCCTTAATTCGAATTTCATTAGGTGACATTGCTAACACATTTCGCATTGTAGTATAATAAGATGATCTTGCTGCCACATCGCCACGGAGTAAGCCATCAAGATTAAAACGTGTACTATACCTTTCTTTTTCTACCTCAAAAAATATCTTTCTATTAAATTCTGCCTCTATAATTTCGCACAATGGCATAATGGTGTAATTAACAAACATTTGGCTCAACTGCTCCATGTTGCTAAATGTAGCCTTATCCATATCTTCTAATAAAACACCTGGTACACCAGTTATGCGAGCAATGTCTGATATAGTAGCCTTCTTTGTTTCATTAAAAGCTGCATCATTAGGATTAAGACCTACCTTCTGAAAGTCCATGCCTTCCTCTAAAATGGCAGTGCCTCCAGCATTTTGACTGCCTCCAAAAGCACGATTGAAAGAAGATTTTAATCTGTCGTATGCCTCATTGGTTAACTTACCAGGATGCTTTAGCACTCCATTTAAGTGTGCGCCATTCTTGTAAAAGTTAGCACCGTAATTTCTATTGGCTAAAGCTAAGCCGTAGTTATCTCTGTGAAGGTCCGGCATAACAAAACCATCTATACCATTCCATGAAAGGTTAGGTATGTGTATGATGTTATCAGAACTATACTTTTTGTTATTCTTTTTATTTTTAAATAATAACTCTCCTCTGGTATTATAGTAGCTTTCCATCTGCACCGGATCAAGAATCAAAAGACTTGTAATCCTTTGGCTATTTGCATTTCTGTTGATAGCAGCGTAAAATACACCATGGCTCAAATAGTGAAGCACCATTGTCTTATAGAACGTGTGAGCTGTGTAAAATTGAGATGGCTCACGACTAACTATTTTAAAATTTGGATGTTCTTTAGCTATTCTTAAACTACCATCTTCTCCTTTTTCTATAATATCAAAAGGTAAGGAGGCAATAACACCTCCAAGTATTTGAGTAGCACGGTAAAATGCAGGAAGACCAATAATAGAATATTCATCTACCGCAACACCAGCAGCTGATCCTCTTTGAAACAATGCGCCTAATGTATCACCGTTAATAGGTGTACTTGGATTCTCTATACTTGCGCGAGTATTAGAAAAAAAAGACCGCATGGAGTTAATTATTCCCATGCGGCAAATATAAACCAAGATAGTATGAAGTAACGGAGTTAAAGTAACAAGTTAAACAAAACGCATTACCATGTAATTGCTTTTTGCTTTTCGAAAGCTTTCATAAGTCTTATATTTCTCATCCAATCCAAATTCATCTCTCTCCTCCTCTAATTTTATCCATGCCTCTTGATGTGTACGGCATTCTCCGGATAACTCGTAAAACCTATGAAAATATCCGGATGTTGAATTAATTTGTCTAACCTGTTGAGCGTACTCGTGCTTTGCCATTAATTTTTCCATAATTAAAAGGTTTTTATTTTAATTAGGTACATTTTATAACATTAACAATCCCCCTTCCCTTTCCTTCCCTTCATATATCGTTGGTCTATCACCTTGCATTATTTGTGCGTAAGCCATAACCATCGCTACCGCTCCATCTACCTTCTCTGTACTCTTTGCTTTATCTATTTTAATGTTGCCAGCAGGATCTAACCGCAACATAACATTGCTCATCATCCATTCCAATACTGGGTTGCCATCGTGTGTAATTTCATGAGATAAAAACAACTTTTCTATTTCTTTAGTTGGTGCAGACATAGAAATAAAACCTTGCCCAAATGGTTTCATGGTTGCGCCATCGTTTGTCAACTGAATAACAAGTTGACTGGCATTCCATCTATCAAAACAAATGCACTCTATTTTATACTTAGCCGTTATTTCTATTACTTTATTCTTTATGTAATCGTAATCAGTTACGTTACCATCTGTCATAGTTAAGTGACCATCTTGTTGCCATTGCAGATAAGGTACACCATCACTAAGCGATCTTTCTCTCACATTGTCCTCTGGGCAAAAGTAATAAGATTTTATATGTGGCTTAGATAATCCTTCTTGCACTGGAAAACAAAGTACAAGTGCGCAAATGTCACGCGTAGATGCCAAGTCTAAGCCAGCATAACACTTTTTATTATACAGCGTAGCATCATCAATAAATAACCTGGTTGCATCAATGTAAGACTGCGAAATCCAAACGGAGGAGGTGCTTGTCCATACGTTTAGATTCTTTGTCATGAATTGTATTTGCTTTGACGCTCCCTCATTCAATGCTTTTTGAAATTGGTCATCCATGTAACTTATGTATGGAGTAACTCCAAGATTAGGATTGGATTTCGTCCAGTTCTTTTTATCCTGCCAGTCATCACCTTCATCAAGACAAAATAGTAATGGAAATACAGATTCATCCACCTTTCTTTTTTCTAAAATATCAATCATTACCTTCCTATACAAATAACAAGGACTTTCCCGATTAAAGCCAGCAGTAGTTGTTATTAGGAGTAATGGTTGTATTCTTGACCCCATACCTGTCTCCATGACGTTTATAACGTCTGAATTTTTATGCGCGTGAAATTCGTCAATGCAACAAAAACTGGGATTTAATCCATCTAAAGTATCGGCATCGGAGGAAACTGATTCAAATTTGGAATTTGTCGTAGGTACATTACAATTATACTTTAAAACATTAACTAACTTGTTAAATGTCTTTGAATCATTCTTTAAATTCTTTAAAAATACTTTAGCCGTATCAAAAGCAATCCTTGCCTGGTCACGAGTAGTTGCAGCAGTGTACACCTCCGCTCCCGTTTCATTGTCTAACAGGAAACAATAAACGGCAATCGCAGCTGCTAACTCCGTTTTGCCGTTCTTCCTTGCTATTTCAAGGTAAGCCTTGCGGAAGCGTCTACCTCCAGTCTTTTTCTGCCATCCAAACAATACCTTTATAAAAAACTCTTGGAAAGGTTGAATGTTGAATCGCTGCCCGGCAAACTCGCCTTTCGTGTGTCGGAGTGCAGAAATAAAGGAGAAAGCCCTGGTTGCCTTCTCCTCTGAAAACACATACTCCCAATCGTTATTTTTTAAATCAGCTAAATGCCTGTCAACTGCCAGCCTTGCATAGTTGCCTAATATTAAACGCCCCGATACAACATCCTCAATAAACTTCATTTAGGTGTTTTAATTTCTATTGCAATAAATCTAAATAGAAAAAGAAAGCTAACAAAGCCAACAGCCTCCGCATAGTCAATATAATCAAACCAAAAGAATTTTACAAACAACCAATTCCATAAGTAGTAAAAAGGAACAGCTAAACCTGTAACCATTATACCAACTACAATAATAAAGGTTAAAGTTTCAAAAATACTTTGTTTCATTAGTTCATTTTTAAAAGTTTAGCTATCTCATCGTCTTCATCTTCGTTACTATCTCTAAAGTAGTCCAATTTTAAACGGCTGCCCGGATCTAAGCCTAAACTCTTGGAAATCTCCAAGAACATATCCATACTTTGCTTAAATGCAGTCCATTCTGCAGAAACTTGCCTTGCACCGTTTGGATGCACCATAACTGCTCCCGAAACTGCAAGAACCTCGGCATTGTAAAGCAAATGGCCAATGGCGCGCGACGCAATGCTCAAAAAAATGTCATCAACGTCCTTGCTTGCCTTGTGGGCTTGAAGATGGTCTTTTAATTTCTCATAAATCTTAACCTCGTCCTCATTCAGTTTCAGCAGCGACCTGCCAACTGGGCTACCGGAAAAGGATTTAATCCTGGATGGTATCAATGTACCTTGAAGTTCTTTTGATTTTAACGATTTTGCTCTCATTTGCTTTTGCTTTTGTATGTTTTGTTAAACCCCCCTTTTGGAGATTGAATTGATGTCTTCTTTTCTGCACAGTACGATGTTTAGGCTTTCGAGGTAATTCCTTCCCTCCCCCGGTCCTTCGTGCCTCTCCGACCCTGTCCGCTCGTTCTCCTCATGCTCCTCCTTGCTGCTCAATGCTCCTCTTCCTCTGCACCATCTGTGCCAGCCATGCCACCACGTCTGCCTTGTCCTTCGGTAGTATCTTTGCGTCTGCATCCATGTAAATGGGCACAGGTGCAACACATGTCTTCTCTAAGATAGACTTAGTATCATGGCAAGACTTACACAATGCTAATAGGTTGCCTAAGTTATACATACTACCACCACGCGTGATAGGTATCATGTGGTCAACACATCCTTTCCTATCACCTGGTGTTATGTCAACCATCTCACCTAACACCAAGCACACCTCACACAAAGGATTGGCACGTCTATAATTTACGCTAACCTTCTGCCATGCACTGTTATAGTTACCTTGCTCACCAGATGGCTTGCGCTGCATCTTAGCCTTGTTAATACTTGACTTTATGTACTTAGGTATGTATGGCATCTATAATCCTTTTAGTATCTTGTATCGTGTTTGATTAAGTAAGTCTATGTGTAACACCTCATTAAGATACTTCCTTCCATCCTTAACGAGAGATACTTTGTTAATGTTGCCAGCTATAATAGCTAAGACAAGGTCATAGAACTGGTGTGGTGTATCATAACACATAACTCCAGGTATATTAAACTCTTTAAAATATACATCCGCTAATACTGGCATACCATTCGCTAAACATTCAATGGCAAAGATATTAGACTTACCCTCATTAAACTCATTCCTTACTAATGGATAGTACCCATAGTCACCTTCTATCCTTTGCATAAATGTGAAATATATAAACATACTATTCCATTCCACAAAGTTAGCCTTCTTACTAAAGTCATACATCATAAACTTAGGCATACCGAAGAATGTAAATTCTGTGTCTAATTCCATAGCCTTATTAAGCTGCTCCTTTATGGTATGTAAGTCAGCAAAGTGTGTGCTGCCACCACGCCAAACAAACCTTGGAGGATTATGCTGCTCCTCTACCTTTGTCATAGGTAGGTCAGTAGGTGTCCATCCATTAGGTATGACAAACATTGGCTTATCATGGCTCAAAGGTTTATATAGATCATATAGCTTTTGAGTAGATACTATGATTACATCGGCAAATAAAAAAGTATCTTGTATTTGCTTTTGCACCTGTGGATTGCTAAAATAAGTTGATGCAGGATTATCCTCTGGCACATTCAATAAATGATCGTCAAAGTCGATTATCACAGCCTTTCCCATTCGCTTTGCATCTGCCATTATTCCAAGGGAGGCAGTTGAGTTAGGACGCTGAATAATTACTATGTCTGTGTTATATATATCATGCCAGACTGCTTTTTCCTGTTGGCAAATAATTAACTCAAATTTCTTTTGCAGAGCTAATCTCGAAAATGGCCCAATAGTGCGGTAATAATCTGTCGCTTGACTCTTAGAAGATGTGAATATAGTAGCCTTCATTTATTCTTTTTTTGCCAATCTGCACATAGATAATTAATAATTTCAACCAATGGCATCTTCTTTCCAGCTTTTGCAGATAGTTTAATTTGTGTAATAATAAGATTACGATGTGTAACCTCATCTAATAACACGCTTTTCTTTTTTTTTGTTAGTACATCCATTTTTTTATAATATTTATGCAAAGTTATACAATTATATATATATTTGCAAATAAAAAATAATCATGATAAAACTAATCGTTTCTGGAAGAGTAGGCAGTGATGCCGAATTAAAGACAGTAGGAGATACAACTGTATGCTCTTTTAGTATTGCCCACACCGAAAAGGTTTATGGCCCAAACCCATCGGAGAAAGTTGTATGGATTACTTGCTCAATCTGGGGTGAACGTGGCGTTAAACTTGCGCCTCACATTGTCAAAGGTACATTTGTGGTCGTGGAAGGATCAGGCGGCGTGAATGCGTATATGAAAAACGGGGAAGCGGCGGCGGTTATTCGTTGTATGGTAAATTCCCTTGAATTTGGAGGCAAGCCAACGGCAGCAGGTATTCCTACGTCTATTGTAGAAAAAAACCTTGGCGGTGTAACTTTTGAAGGTGTAGATGGAGATTTGCCATTTTAAACAACATTTATAAACCAATTTGTATGAACAAACAAACAAAAATTAAAGGCTATATGCTTTTAATCCTCGTTATCTCCTCGCTGTTTATCTCCTTTTCCGGCAAAGGTACTTATGCCAAAAGCAAGGACAAGGCACCTAATCCTGCTAAAGAATATCCACAAGATAATCTTATGATTATTGACATGAAGAATCTGCCAGGAACACAAATTAAAAACATGGGCAAAGATGAATTGCAGGACTTTTTAGAAGGACAAGGCTTTAGGAGATTAAAGAATAAAAGTCTGGTAGATTTAAGACGTATATGGTTAGGCTTTATGTATGAAGATTTCTTTTACACTATGCACAAGAAAACTGATCTTCCTATCTCTGTAATCTATGCTTTCTTTATCATTGAGGCAACCAATGCCGGAATAGAAAGTAAGTTAATGGCAAAGGCACTTAATCCTGGAGGAATAAAATACAGAGGCACCGGTAAGAAAATTAATGCTATGGATGACTGCTATAAGAATGGTAAAAAGATACCTTGCGCCTTCCAGGCTTTCTCTTCTTACAATGCCATGGTGCAAGGCTGGGCAGATGTTTTAAACTTACCGAGATACAAGAATTGCAAAAGGTATATGTTTGCTAAGTATAACAAAGGCATGAGTGCTAAAAACATTGTAGATGCTACTTGTAAATGTTTTTACAAAAGCGGCTACCATACGAGTAATCTTTGGAAAGTCAGAAGTAATTTATCAACTGAATACTGGACAGTAAAAGCCAGTTTTCCCGAAATGGAATATTAAAATGGAATGGATAGATGATTTATCACACAAATATTATGATAGCTGTTTATTAATAGGCAGCGGATCATCATTAGATTATATACCTTATGCAGATATATGTAATAGGTTTTGGATTGACGACTTAATTATTTGTGTAAATGATATGTGGAAAGATGATAAAATAAAATACGATTATTGTATAAATCACCATACAGTAAAAGATTTACCAGAAGGATATTTACATTTATGGCAAGAAGAGATTTACAGACATCCTAACAAACACATATTACCAGAGTTTGACTGCAACGATGAAAGAAGAGGTGTAACACAAATGGAAGGAGATTTTTACAAGTACAAAGGTATGCCAGTATGTGAATCTACAAAAGTCTATGTTAAGCCGATTGTAGAAAAAATACCTAATACTTTATTTGTTGGAGGTACAATTTTGTTTGATGCTATTGGACTTGGTTTGCATTTAGGTATTAAAAAATTCTATTTAATGGGATTTGATGGAGGTCAATTTCAAGGTCATTCTTATTATAGTAAATATAGAGAATTATGGCCAGAGGATTCTTATTTTGTTACTGGGCACTCTATTCGCACGATGAACAGTTTTAAATCATTACAGGAGTTTTTAAAACCAAGAGGGATTACTTTTACACATATTTCTGCAAGGTATGGATCAAGTGACTTAACATATAGCAGTTATGAAGGTAATGATTATTCTATTGTTTTATAATTATTAGTCATGGGCAAGATTATAAAAAAAAGTGTTAAGATTCGTTACAGAGATGATGAAATAGACTTTCTTAAAACCTATTACCCATATATTCACAATGAAGATTTATCTTTAATGATGGGCAGAACATCTGTATCCATTGGAGTAGCAGCCAGTAAACTTGGTATTAAGAAGTGTAAAGGATTTTTATCTTTAAATATGCGTCGTGCATCTGGAATAGGTAGAATAAAAACACCGTTTAGAAATACCTGCTTTAAAAAAGGCTTTACCCCTTGGAACAAAGGCAAACAATTAAGCCCAGAACACCGTGCAAAGTTAGTAGAATCAAGTTATGTAAAAGGTAATATTCCTTACAACTATAAGCCTATTGGCTCAATTAGAAAGATAGTTGAGTATGTAGAAATCAAAGTCGATCACGGCAGATGGATTTCTTTAAGTAGGCACACCTGGGAACAAGTACACGGCCCAGTGCCCAAAGGCTACGTTGTTTTCCGCATGGATGGGAATATAGACAATAATAACCTTGACAACCTCTGCCTTATGTCACGGGGAGAACTGGCAGTGCTTAACCGATGGATAAGCCGTGTGCCGCCAGAGTTGAGGGAAGTACAACAATTAGTTAACCAAATTAAAAGAATAGCAAATGAGACTAACAAAAGACGAAGCTCGAATATTAGCGGAAGCAATGGCGGAGTATAAGTACAAAGTAGTAGAAAATCCTTATTATAAAGAATTAGGAGTGTTTGACAAACTATTTGATTTGCAATACAAATTAGAAATGTTTGGCGATGATAAACGCAGAAATGGTAGAACAACCCAAGATAATTTTAACGACTTAATTAAAAGATTAGCAAAATGAAAAACAAAATTAGCGACCTCCGCAACCACCTATTCTCCGTTCTTGAAGAACTGACCGACCCCGACTCCACCTATGACATTGCCAAAGCCAAGGTTGTGGCAGATGTTGCACAAGTGATTATTAACAGTGCAAGCGTGGAGAACCAGTACCTAAAGATAGTGGGAGGAAGTCATGGCAGTGGTTTCATAGAGGATAAAAATGAGGTAAAACAATTAAACGAGAAAGTGTAATGGAAAATTTAGGCTATTTTGTAGAAGTATCGGAAACTGAAGTAAGCTTTACGCTTGAAAAACCAGCCAATGGAGTTAAATATTGGGGTAGTGAGTTAGATAAGAAAAAGGATGTTATACCTACTAAAGTTATACCAGATGGTGAAATTGACCCAGATGAACTACTTATTAAAGTAAGGCAATGCCATACTAAAGAAGCATTAAGAGAATTGTGGGATTCAAATCCAGAATATCAAGACTATCCTTTGATGTTTGCACATCAAGGTGGTAAAATTAAATATAACGATTTTTAAAAAATAGTGTATATTTGTAATGTTCTTTAGATGGTGTGCAAGTCACCTAAAGAATTTCGAACAAATAAACTTTGTTCACATGAGCCCAGTAGTCTTGCACCTATTGGGCTCTTTTTATTTTATCTATGGAAATATTGAATATTGATGAATCGCATGAACTCGAAAGATGCGAAGTTGTAATTAAACAGGGCTTGCAAACTTTTATTGAGGTTGGACAGGCTTTAAGGACTATTAAAGAAAAACGATTATACCGAATTAGTTTTAAAACCTTTGAGGATTATTGCGTAGGAAGGTGGGCATTTAAAAGAAGCGAAGCGTATCGCTTAATTGATGCTTCAGTTGTAATAAGTAATTTGTCCCCAATTGGTGACATTTTACCCAAAACAGAATCTCAAACAAGACCCCTTACAAGTTTAGAACCTGAAATACAAAAAGAGGTTTGGAAAGAAGTTGTTGAAACGCATGGAAAAAATATAACGGCTGAAAAGGTGCAATCGGTTGTAAATAATTGGAAACCTGTAAATCAAGAAATTAAGGAAGTAAAAAATGAACCAATGTTTGCAATCAGTACACCAGAGGAATTATTAAAGAAAGCAAAAGAAGTAGCAAAAGAAAGAGCCGAAGTAAAGAGACAAATTATTGACCAAAAAGGTAGTACAGAGGTTATACCCTTAGAAGATTTAGAACTTATTAATAGAATGAAAAATGGTGAAACGGTTGTTTTAAACATGAACACAAATTTTCACGCTATGAAATGGGCAAAGGATAATAATAGGTTTCAACAAATAGATAGATGGAGTGACTGGGGAAATCCATTTTTGATTGGTGGAGATGGAAATCGTGATACCGTTTGTGAATCTTTTAAAGTATATTTTAATTTAAAATTAGAATTAAACCAAAAGGTAAAACAATTAAAAGGTAAGGCTTTAGGCTGTCATTGTTACCCTTTACGTTGCCATGGTGACCACTTAAAACAGTTGGCAGATGGAAACTAATATAGATTTTCTTTGCCTTGGTCAAACAGTGCCAGAGGAAAGTAAAAAGTACGGTTTAAGAGTTTGTACCGCTGGATGGGATATAAAAAACGAATGCTTAGTTAGGATATATCCATTAGGTGTTAATAGAAATCATCATTTTAAAAGATGGCATATTTACAAAGACCTTCCTGTAAGAAATAATCCTAAAGATAGCAGAAAGGAAAGTTGGAGATTAAATATTGACATTACAGAATTAAGCAGTATTGTATGTAAAAAATACGATGCAAATAAATTTGATGCATTAAAAATGATGTTTGATTTATATGGCTCAAAAGATATTATAACACTAAACGAAACAAGAAAAAGTTTAGCTATTATTAACATGGTAAAGCCACAAGGATATTTTGAAAATAAAAGTAAAATTATCCAAAATGTAAATCAGCTATCAATGTTTGAAGACCTTAATTGTAATAATATGTTAGGGAAAAATGGATTTGATTATTTGCCAAGAATAGAATTTAAGGACGAACTTAATAAGCCTCATAAATTAATGTTTAATTCATGGGATGCTTATATGCATCAAATTAATTTAGCACCTAAGTATGGCAAAGATAATTTATGGAATCAATTAAAATTAAGTCCAAAAGACAATAAATTAGCTTTAATTGGTAATATGAATCATCAAAGAAATGCTTGGTTAATAATTTCAACTTTTTAATATGAATAAGGTAAACAATAAAATAAAGGAAAACTTTACAACTATTCCTAATAGCGTTATAAGGAATAAGGCACTTTCCGACCGCGCCCGATTCCTTTTTTGCTACATGGCATCTATGCCCAATGATTGGCAGTTTTACCAATCTGCGATGGCAAAGGAACTGGGCTACACAAAGGATACCCTTAGAAAGTACATGGAGGAGTTATTGTCAACTGGATACTTAATAAGGGAACAAAGAAGGGAAAAAGGTAAGTTTGATTCCTACGATTATACCATTAATTTTTCACCGTGTATGGAAAATACCGACACGGTAAAAAACGGCAGCGGAAAAATACCGAATCGGGAAAAGTCGACAGTAACAAATAAAGACCTTGAACAAAGAAAGAATAATACAAATAAAGACTTTAACAAAGGTTGTGAATTTAAAAATCCACTCCCCAAAACAAAAATTAAAAATCCTTTCTCTCGCCAGGCTTACCATGATTCTCTGAACACTGACTCTGACCCAAAAGAAAGTTGCGCTAAAGAAAAGGTAAAGGAGCGCGAGCCTTCGGAAACCTACCTCTGCTTTACCGCCTTCGCCTCCACCTATGAACGGCTTGCCGGTGTTACCTATCCATCTGACAAGAATAATTATATTATGACAGCCAAGGATGGTGCAAACTGTAAAAAGTTAATTACATGGCTAAAGAAAGTAAGTGCCAGTGAGCAGGCACCAGATGAAATGGTGACAATGTTTACCACGGCTGCATGGCAAATCAGCGACAAATGGCTTAAAGCTAACTTTACAATAAGCAATATTTACTCACAGGCAAATAACATTTATACTAAATTTATGTACAACAACCCTGCCGCACAGGAGAAGCGGAGGCAGGAGGAGATTGAAAGGCTGGTAAATGAATTTGAAGCATAATTTTAAAACAAAAAAAAATGATATACATAATTCAAAGAGCAAGTGATCACTTTATTAAAAAAGAATCTCCATGCGAAGAAGCTGTTTTAAGACCTTTTGAAAATTGGCAAGAACGTTCTTGTACTGAGGAATATTTTGACGAACATTATAGTCAAAGGTTAGGTTTATGGCGTTCAAAAGGAATAAATCACACTACAACTTTAGATGGCAATATAATAAGGCAAATAGAAGATAAATTGTTATACATTATTGATATAAATACCTTAGAAGATTTGCATAAACTAATTGATAAATATGGAACTCTAATTATTGATAATGGAGATTCTATAAATAAAACACCAACTATTACTATATATGATGATTATATGGAATAATTATTATATTAAAAACTTAAAATTTATGAAACAAACACCTAAAGAAAAAGCCAAGGAACTCTTTGACCACTACTATATTTTAATCCAAGAAATTGGAGGTGAATTAGGGCAGGAAATCCTTGTTTCCATCCTCGCAGAACAATGTGCATTGTTTTTTGCAAGCCAAATGCAAGCGGAAAAGTGGTCACAAAAAAAATACAAAGCATACGACTACTGGCATGAAGTTGAGGCAGAATTAATAAACTATGCAAATTTTAAACTATGACTAAACAAGACCGCAATGCCTATATGCGTGAGTACATGAAGAAGTACCGCGCCACCATGAACGAATATACTTACAAGAAGATCCGCGAACGCGAGAACTACCGCCTCCGCGCCAAGTACCATGCCATGAGCAGTGAGGAAAGGCAGAAATACATTGAATACCAAAGAAGCTATCACAAACTAAAACAATTTACTAATGAGTAATTTAACAAAGTACCAACCGCGCAACTCCGACGAGCAGGCAATTATCTCTGCCCGATCAAATCGAATTGCCAACATGGAGCAAAAGGACGCGTACAAACAAACATTGAATGTTATCAGCTCTGTTTTTCCAATGTACGGCATTGATGGCGATTTAGCTTTTTATGCAAACATAGCCAAGGAGATAGTAAAAACATTTGGGCAGATAGCAGCCAATGAGATTGAAATAGCTTTTCGCCTATTCTCCGCAGAAACTTTAGAACTGGATGATGATGTTAAATTCTACGGCAAGGCAAATATGCACACCATCGGCAAGATACTAAATGGGTACATGACTTACCGGAGGAAAATAATAGCAAGCCATGACAATGAAGTAGCAGCACTACGGCACCAGGTACAGATGGAGGAAAGGGGAAAGGCAGAAAGAGAGAAGTTGTACGCAGAATTTCCAACCATGATAAAAGAGTTTACCGGTAAGACATGGGAAGATGTGCCGCTATACTGGTATGATATGTGTTTAAAGTTTGACATGATAACATACGAGGAAGGTGAGAAAAGAGCATTGTGGGAAGAAGCACAGGCCATCGCACTTAAAGAGCCCCCAGAGTCATTAGATCTTATGACCATTCGCAGCCATGCCAAGAAAATAGAACAGGGAAACATGAAAAGAGCTGTAGTAATCGCGCAGAAACTGGCGGTTTGGAGGAAAGTGATAAAAAAATGAAAATAATTATATTATAATTGTGTATATTAATTATATACTTTGTATATTTACATAACAAAATAAATTGTTCACCTTACAAAAAACAAACATGAACGACATTAGCAAACGATTTGCATCCTATCTCATGGATGACTATCACATTAAAGGCACAACAGAGGAAGATGTTGACAAAGCCATTAACAAAATCTTCCGCTACGAATTACTTGACGATGCCCAGCAAGTGTTATTTAACGAAATCATGACAGAAGCACTCGATGTGCCTTGGATAGCGGAGCAGCTCACAGATGTGTGGGATAGATATAATCAAGAGATTTTAGACTGCAAAAAAGAAGATTATTATGAAAATCGTTAAAGGTGTGGTAAAATATGGTGCAGGTGCGCCAAGAGAAGGTCAGTATGGGCCTTCAATAAACATCCTCGTAACTCTGGAGGATCAAAGCCAAGTCAGAGTGTACGGAAAGCCTGGCGATGTGATAGAAAGGTACAAGTCTGGGCAGAACATACAGCTAATTGATGACAAAGGAAAATACAAGGTAGTTGAGGATGAGCCGCAAACAATGCCAGTACAAACAGAGCAAAGCGATAAGCCAGACTTGGCTGCATTGGTATTTGAGTTGTCTGCCATTTACTCACAGGCATACATTGACATTTATAACAAGATAAGTGAAGGTGGAGTGCCGCATGAAAGTGCAACGGCAGCGACAAGCACTATCTTTATACAAGTATTTCAGAAATTGAGGTGAATGACTACATACGAGGCAGTAACTGCGCTGCCTCTTTTTTAACAACTTAAAAACAAAACAAAATGGCTTTAGAAAGAAAAACACCGTTCAATGTTGTATTTTATGACCATGAACAAGACAAGATACAAAGCTGGGCATTAACTGGCAGTTCAAGATTAGCTTTATTAGTACATACTATTGCATTTCAAAAAGATAAAATAGAAGATAACAATATAAATAAAGAAGAAATAATTAAATCAGCATTAGATTACCTTATTCATGATTTAAAGAAATTTTTGGAAACACCATATACAACAGAAGACAATGCTTAAACTACCACGACCACATCTTTCTATCTCTCAGATTAATCTCTGGGAGTCCGATCCATCTGCCTACATGAAAAGGTATTTTCTAAACATACCAGATGCACCTTCCCCAATGATGGAATTTGGCAAGCAGTTTGCCAGTGACATTGAGGACTATTGCAAAGGAATAAAAAGAGAGTTTAATTTTCCTAATAACTTTCTAAACGATATATTAATTTATCCTCATGTTGAGCATAAGTTAGAGTACGATTTCGGTGACTTTAAATTTATTGGGTACATTGACAATGCCTCCGAAAACTTTGAGATTATCCGAGACTTTAAAACAGGCACTGCTGCCTGGACACAAGACAGATTAGAAAACAGTTTACAAATGCAAGCCTATAGCTATGTAATTTTTCAGCAATATGGCATTATCCCTACTTGTTTTATTGATTATTACAAGACAAGGATAAAAGGCAAAAGCATGGAGTGGACAGATGTGCATGAAACATATCAGCATACATTTACTATGACTGATTTAGCATTAGTACAAATGAGAATTATTAAAGCAGCGGAGGAAATAGCGGAAGCCTATGAGCTGCATTGT